TTCATCGATCCGACGGCCGTGGGAGCACAACTCCCGCCCGCTTACGAAGTTCGGCAGCTTTACCAAATCCGGTGGTCTGAGGCTACCGGGTAATACATTCACGAGCGCAAGGAGGCGCAGCAAATGGCTGGCATTTCCGCACAAGGACTCACCTTCACCTTCGGTGGTTCCGCCCTCACGGTCACCTCGGTTCAGGTCAGCGACCAGCAGGATTTGATCGACGGTAGCCATCTGGGCATTGCCCCGTCGGGCCGTCGTGAGTGGGTTGGCGGGTTCGCGACGAACCGCGAGGTCACGGTCGATGCCATCTACACCACGGTGCTCACCGCAGGCACGAGCGGCGCGCTGTCGATCAGCGGCCCGCTGTCGTTCAGCGGCAACGCGACGATCCAGTCCTCGAGCATCGGCGGCTCGGTCGGCGACCTCATCAAGGGTTCGGTCACCTGGAAGGTGGCCTAGTCCGGCCGGAGGTGATCGCCAATGGCCGGCACCTCTGCGCAGGGCGGTACGTTCACGTTTCGTGGCGCCGTCGCCACGATCACCAGCATTTCGGTGGAAACGCCGGCTGCGGAGATCGTGGATATGACGCCAGCATCTGCCTCCGCCGGCTACATCGTCTTGGTTCCGACCGGCGAATGGTCCGGCGGAACCATCACCGTTGATTATCTGCACAAGGCAGGCGGCACCGACCCCCAGACGCTGGTGCGGCAAGTCGGTCAGGCCACGTTCTCGTCCAGCGGCTACTCCGTCACTCGAAACGTGATTCTGGAGTCGGCGTCTCACGGCGTCCAAGCTGGCGACATAGTCAAAGGCACGTTGAAATTCAGGATGACCGATTACACGGAATAACTTTCCACGTATGGATGGTTCACGCGAGGTTTTTTCTGTCATGGCATTGAACAAAGCGAAGATTCTGGCGGCCGACGACGTCAAGTTGCAAGAGATCGCCGTCCCCGAGTGGGGCGGTTCGGTGTTCCTCAAGGTTTTGAGCGGCACCGACCGCGAGGCGTTCGAGGAGTCCTACGCAGACCAGAAGCTGAAGGCATTTCGCCTGCGGTTCCTGGTGCTCGCGCTCTGTGACGAGAAGGGGGATCGACTCTTCAGCGAGGGCGAGATCACGGAACTCGGCACGAAGTCGGCGGTCGTGATCAACCGGCTCTTCGAGACGGGATGGAAGCTCAACGCATTCCGCGAGGAGGACGTCGAAGCCCTGGGAAAAGACTGATCGACAGACCCGAGCGCAAGTTCTACATGAGACTTGCGCTGTGCATGGGGATGTCGGTCAAACGGTTGCTGCGAGAATTCGACTCCGAGGAGTTGGCGGAGTGGGCTGCCTTCGACAGAAGGTGGCCGCTCCCCGACGCCTGGGGGCAAACGGCGAGGATTTGCCGGATCATCATGGCGGCCAGTGGAAACTATCGAAAGAACGACATACCGGACGAGTCGGCGTTCATCCCGAGCGTCATCAGGCCGGAGCAGAGCAACATTCAGATGGTCGCGGAACTTCAGAAACTCCTGCCGCCCGACGTGCCGATTCAAGGATGAAGTAGATGGCTGGCTACCTCGGCAAAATCTCGGCGATCGTCACTGCGAACACCAGTGACTTCAACAACAAGCTGAGTGCCTCTGCCAAGGAGGTTCGCAGCTTCGCGGCATCGATGCAGTCATCGATCACCCGCGCGCAGTCTGGCGCGACCTCGTCGCTGCGAGGCATCTACACCGAGGCCCAGAAGCTTGAACGTGCTCTCAAGGCTGCGAGCACGATGTCGCTGTCATTCAAGGGCTTCGACGCATCGAAGTTCAAGAGCGTCGAGGAGGCCGCAAACCAGATGCGGCGGATGGCGTCCGCGGCAGAGCAGGTCTACAAGCCGCTACAAGCCGCCGCAAAAGCTTCGGAGTCTCTTGCGACCGAAGTTCGCGCAGGCTTTCAACCAGCGCTGGTTAAAGCGCAGCAGCAAGCGGAGCTTCTGAACACGGCAATCACCAAGGGGATGACCGTCAGCGAACAGTCTTTCGCGAGGGTCGAGCGACGGGTGCTTGACACGGCCGAGGCGATGTCTCGGCTGACCGAAGCCTCAAAGATTTCAATGCAAGGCCCGCGGGGGACTGAGCTTGCCTTTGCAGACCCGCGTGCCGCAGAGGCGCTTGCTAGGTCGGCGGCCGCTCGAGAAGCGGCCGCCTCGGCTCCAGCGTTCGTTCGCGAGAGCGGCGACATCGGCGAGCAAGTCAAAAGGCTCGCCGAGATCGACGCGATGATTGAGCGAGCCAGGGCCGACGTCGAGGCGGCGATGGTTCTGAAGATCGACACGGCACCGGCGCAGGAGAAGCTGAACTCTCTAATCGCCACGAGCAAGCAGTTGAGCGATAGGCTTTCAGACCAGGCGTCATTTGGCGGGGCGAGCGCGGAAACGCAGGCTCTGATCAATCGCGCTCGCGCCCAGAAGGAATACTACGAAGAGAGCAAGCGGTTGCGGAATCAGGCGGCCGCCGACGAAGCAGCTCCCTTGATCGCTCGCGCTAGAGCGGAGCGGGAGTTCTACGATGAAAGCCGAAGGTTGCAGAACCAAGCAGCGGCCGACGCCGCCGCTCCTCTGATCGCCCGCGCTCAAGCAGAGCGCGAGTTCTACGACGAGAGCCGGCGGTTGCAAAATCAGGCCGCCGCCGATGAAGCTGCACCCTTGATCAATCGAGCGCGCGGAGAAATGGACTTCGACCAAGAGCAGCGTCGATTGCTAGCGGCTCGCCGTGAAGGACTTGGCGCTGGCCTTGAAGACCCGTCTCGTCAACTTGACCGATTCCGCACTGGAATTGAGTCCGTCAAGAGTCAACTAGACACGCTCCCTGCGTCCGTCCGCACTCATTTCATTCCAGCGATCATCGCTGCGGAAAACGAGTTCATGCGGCTTCGCGACCTTGGCCCCGCCGCAGTCGGAGAAGAAATTGAAAACGCCGCCAATAACCTACGAGTTCTGGAGGCGGCCGCACAGCGCGCCACAAGGGCTTTCTCTTTCGAGAAGATGTTTGGAGGAGGCACGGCTCAAGGGTTTGACTTGGCGGCTCAAGGCAAGTCGCTTCAAGGATACGAATCGCAATTGCAGATTCTTCAACAAACGCTGGGCCGCCTTTCCACAGAAGCGAGAGGACCGGCGATAGCGTCGTTCATCGCCTTGCAGACTGCTATATCGCAAGCCTTCCAAGAAGGCACGCTTGACGCTGGAGCGACAAGGGCAGAAATCGACCGACTGACGGCCGAGGCCGTGGAGGCAACCGCCGCCGTCGCTGGGGTTAGCTCTAGGGGGCTGGCTGCGCGGATGCGCCGCGCCGGCGACGTCGGCCGCGCAGGCGTAGATAAGTTCTCGCTGGCGCTAAATCAAGCAGCGTTCGCCATTGACGATTTCTTTTCGTCCACCGGCGGCATTGAGTTTCGGATTCGAGCTGTCAGCAACAACATCACGCAACTCGCCTTCATCCTGGGGAGTACGAAGGGGTTGTTTATCGGCCTCGGTGCCGTCATCGGCGCTCAAGCAGCCCTTGGCCTGACCAAGTGGGTCAACAGCGGAAGAACCGCCGCGGACACGACAAAAGCTCTCAACGATTCCCTCTCTCGACAAAAGAGTCTCGTTGAAGAACTCGCGCAGGCGTTTGAATCATTGGGCGACTCAATGGCCCGCAAGGGGCTGTCGAAGTCCGCGCAGGACGCGCGTGATTTCGAGAAGGAAATGAGAAGCGTTGAGAAGAAGCAGAAGGAGCTTCGCGAAGAGCGAGTTGCGGCTGTTAGCCCTGAAGTTGTTGAGGCGAAGGCGTCTGTGAACGCCGCAAAGAACAAGCTGGACAAAGCAACGACCGTTGGCGAGTCCGTCGTTGCGCAGCGTGAGCTTGATGCGGCCGAGCGACGGCTTAAAGAAGCCAGGCAGAACGCCGTATCTCGCCCAGCGGTGACGGCGGCCGAGGCGAAATCAGTTATCGACAATGTTCTTCGCAACGAGGCGCGGGCGAGGGCTTCCGCTGCCGCGAGAAATGAAGATAACCCAGTCGCCAAGCAGATGGCGGCCGCCAGAGAGCTGGCGGCCGGCGAAGAGCGAATCCGCAGCGCAAGGGTCGCTGGAAATCCAGAAGAGATCAAGAAGGCACTTGAGCAGCAAATCCAAGACTTGATTGACCGTGGCGCGCCTCCCGGCGCCATTGCGAGACTTCAATCGCTGATCGAGTCCCTAGAGCTGCCGATTCAGACGCTCCGCGACCAAGCCCTTGTCGGAATCTTGCGGGCGTCTAATGAACTCGCCGCGTCCATTGGGCATGGTCAGCAAATAATTGATGACGCTTTTGGTGATTCGGCAAGCACCACCAGAAACATTCTAGACCGGGCCGAACGAGAGCTGGAAGCACTAAAGTCGCGCGCGGAAGCGTCGGGAAGCCCCGATTTGTTTCAAGCCGACATCGCTGTTCTCGGCGAGTTTGTGGACGAACTCAAGACCGCCGCAATGGCGGTTCGCTCATTCTCTGACGAGATGAATCGCATTGCGGAGTCATTCTCTTCCGACGTCGCC